AAGCGTTATCGTGCCGTTCGCAACGACGATCGCACCGATATGCACCGGATCTCCGGTCGAGCCGATATCGGCGAAGACCTCTGCCGGATACCCGTTGTATTGTGCGCCGACCGTAAGAGTTCCGGCTGCGGATGCAGCCGTGTTCGAGATGACGGCTCCGGCGAGACCCGCCACGATGTTGGAATGAGCCTGGCCGTCCGGTAGCGTCAGCACACCGGAAAGGTTCGTCATGCCGGAGCCGATCGCTTGGCCGTCCGCCCAGACCGAAACCGGCGTGTTCGGTAAATGCGGCAGCGTGATGGTCGAGACCGCTGAACCGTGATAGACCATGTGACAGTCGAGTTGCTGATTGATGGCGCCGCCGACGCAGTTGCCGCGCGGCGCGAGCCGCTCGATGAAGCGACGGGTTACTCCATTGATGACGCGTCGCACCACGAAATACACCAAATCCTCGATACCTGCCTGCGGCAGCACGGCCACGTTTTCGATCACTCCCAGAGTCTGCAGGCGCCACCACGCCTCGACCTCGTCCTTGACGTCGTACAACAAACACGCCGCCTGGCCGTCGCCGCGCGGCAGCAGGACCATCTTGTCGGGCTGGGTCGTCTTGTCGATGTCGACAAAGCCTTGCAATCCGATATCGAGGTTGAGCCGGGTCAAATCGCGGTCGTCGTAGTCCATCTCTTGGGCGTTGAAGAAGAGCTCGTAGACGCGCCGGCCCGACTGTTGCACGAAGATGCCGCGCTTGCCGGCCTTGATGGCGGCCAGCCGCTGGGCGCCCTGATCGGAGCAATCCCGGATCACGATCTGGGTGGGAGTCACCGGTTGGTCGAAGTTCGACGACCGCGCCGACATGATCGATTGCTCGCGGCCGAGCATGAGCCGGGTCAGCGACAGGCCCCACGAGATGGTGTCGACCGGGCCGGAACCTAAAGTCACATTGATGGCGCCGCTATCTCCGGTCGCCGTGCCGTCCAGGTTGATATCGGCGTAGTTGGCGAAATCGTCGGAGGCGGACAGCCACGCCTGGTTGCCACCGAACCAGCATAGCCGGCCCTCGTGGAAGGCGACGGAGGTCGGGAATCCCTTGAACGCCGACCAATCGCCTTCGACCCAATCCGCAGTTGCCTGGAGCGTGGAGAAAGGGACGAGCACCTGGATATTGACCGAGGTGGGTGAATTGTATCCCGTGACGCGGAATATGCCGTAACCACCGCCGCCGGCGTAGGTCGAGGATACGGTGACATTGCCGCTGGTGTAGTCGCCGCCCTTGAAGCCTACCCGCTCCCAGGCGATGACGTTGTCGAGGTCGGGCGAGCCGGTGGTGCCGCCGGTTGATGACGAAAACGTCGGTGTGCCGTTCGCGGTCGCGGTCGTCACGTCGATAAAACCGGAGGCGGCGGAATCATAGCTGCGCTGGAATGTCAGCTTGCCGGCCCAAGTTCCGGAGGTGTTCCAATTGTAATTCCGAGTCGAGCCGACACCCGTCACCCGAACCGCCGGCGTGAAAGCGTTTTGCGCTCCCAGGATGGTTTGATTGAATTGACCATTGGAAAACACCCGGAACAGGCAGCCCACGTGCCCAGGCTGAAACCAGGGCCGATCCGATGTCAATGTGGTGTTGCCGGAATAGGCGCCCGGGGTGAAATTTGCCTGGATCCCGGGGGAGGCTTGAAATGGTCCGTTATTGGAATAGAACAGCACCGTCGACCAGCTACGGGCAGCGCGCCGCTCGATCTTGTATTGCGGTTGACCGTAGCAGCCGATGAATATGATGTCGCCGGACTGATCGTACCGAATATTCAGCAAGTCCGCGGCGCCCCAAGGCGTCGGCAGCACCAGTGGCCCGGCGGCTTCGATCGCGCAAGAGGTCAACGTCTTCGACCACGCGTCCGTGGACTCAATTTGAATGCATAAGTTGGAACTCCCCGGCGTAAAGGCGAGAGAGTGCGTCCCGGTATCGAGCGTGGTCTGGGGGATCAGATCGGCGCCGCCGAGTGTCGAACCGGCCCGAAAGACCACCGGCCCCTGGGTGACGACGACACGAATCGCGTGCTCGATGCCGAACGCGGACGGCGACACCGTCACGGTCTGTTGTATTTGAGCAAGCCCGCCGACCGGCGGACACGACAGCGTACACACGCTGCCGCCGACGGTCGCAGCTGCCCCGGAGGTGGTGTTGGTCGTCAGCCAATTGCCGAGGCCAAGAAAGAATGGATCGCTGATAGACGTTGCGACTGCGGCGCGGCTCACCAACGATTCGTTGATCCACACGCGCATCTTGTTCGCGGTAAGCTCGATCAAAGCGGTGTCGAGCTTCGAGAATATAAAACGCACGAGTTTGACCGGGGCGTCCCCCAGCACCTCGCCCACATAGTACAACCCCGGCCGCATCGCCATCGGCCCGACGACATAGGGGAGCCAGTTGACCTGACACGCAGCGGCCATGCGCAGCTTGGTCACATCGACACGCGCTAGCGCGATCTTGGAGACCTCGCCGGCATTGAGAGAGTAGAGGGGGGCGTTCGCGCGCATCAATCGCTCCCCTGCGGTCCGGTCACCACCGATCCGCCGGTGCCGCCACCAGGCCCCAGCCCTCCGGACCCGAATGCGCCGCGCCGAGCGCGAACCCAGAACGGCACCGGGGGCAGGCCGGGCGGCTCATCCATCGCTTGTTCGGCCTTGGCGACCCGGCGGGCACGGTCTTCTTCCCTTTGTAGATTGGCCTTAAATTCCTTGTCGTTGGTGATGCGCAGACAAGCCTGTCTGGCGAGACGCAGCGAGACGTAATCGACGAAATGCTCTGGCCAGGCGCCGATGTTCATCCCGTAGGTGGGATCGCTGGAAACGTAGGACACATAGATCGGCGTGACGTTGGCGTACCACAGCCCGGCCTCGTCGCTGAATTGCAGGAGCGGTGGGTCCATATTGGGCGAGGCCGAGACCAAAATGGTTCTGACCCAATCAATTGGGATCGGGAAGCAATAATTGTATCCGAACTGCGGCGTGAGCGAGGAGCTGTTGTCGATGCGAGCGGTGCGTTTTGCAAATTTCCACAAGCCTTGCGACAGGCAGAAGGCGACCACGTCCGACCAATAGGAATCAAGTACACGACGCGGCTCGCGTGATTCGGACAAGCTTGCAAGCTGGCGCTCGCCGAGATGGCCGAGCGCTTCGTTGTAGATGAAGAGCTGCGTGGTCATGGGGCTCCCCAGATGACGGATGTCGGATGTCGGATGTCAGAAGTTAGATTTCAGAGTTCAGAGGACGGAGTTTTCTGTCCTCTGTCCTCCGTCCTCTGTCTAGAAATCCGCGCTGGCTTGGATGAAGCCGGCGCCGCCGCCGCCCTGGAGCAAGGTGCCCTGGCCTGCGGTCCCCGCAGCATTACCCGTCACGCTGATGTAGTTTGGCGTGTGGGTGGTGCCAGCCGCGAAGGTCCCAACTGCCGTGGCAACACCCGCAAGGTTGAACTTGAAGGAGCCTGCCGACACCGTAACGGTCGGCGCCGCACGCATCTGCACCGGCAGTGGAATAAAGATGATTTCCGAAGTGGCACCCGCCACCATGCCGGCGCCCACCACCACTCCGGATGCAGGTTCCGGAATGTTGAAGAAGTAGCGCTGGGCGATCGCCAGCTCCAGTTCGATGTCGCGATGCTCGAACGGGGTCGCCTGTGCGCCGATCTCGAGTTGCACACCCATGAACTGCACAAAGTCCGCAGCGCCGGCGGTGCCGACCGGCGTGGCGTTGAATAGAACACCAAGCTCGGTGCAGCCCGTGGGAACTTGCGCCGTGAACGAATAGCGCGTCCATGTGGTGGTGATCGGCTGAGCGATGTTCGCCGCAGCGGCCGCGGTACCTTGTGCCGGGGTTAGCGTGAGCGAGCTGAAGCCCGTCCATGTCCCCGCCACTGCGCTTGCGGCGCTCTGGTTCGCCCCCGTGCCACTGACGAGCTGCACGTTGAGGTTTCCGGATGTCGGCGACCAGTTGGCTCCGGCCAGTGCCCAGAACGACAGCGTGACGGTCTGTCCCTGCGCGCGGATGGCGTCCAGGGTCTCCACGATCTGGCCGAGCGTGATGACCGCGGTGTTGGCATTCGCTGCGGCACGGCCGAACTGGAGCGCCTGCGTGAACCCGGGCACAGCGGTGACACCGGTCACCTGCGACACCGAGATCGAGGACGCCGCACCGCCGACGGCGAAGAAACGATCCGCCGTGTAGGTGAGCGTGCTCACGATCCCTGAGAAGCTGGTGCCGCGCTGCCACGGATTGGTGGTGAAATCGCCGCCGTCAATGATATTGCGCGGGAACGCCAACTGCGAGCCGCCGACGCCGGCCGGGACGGCGAGGGTCGCGGTGCCGGACGCATTCATGGTGCCGGTCGTCAGATTCTGGACCTGCAGGATATAGCCCTGCGGGTTCGTCTGGTTCACCACAATGACGAAATCCCCAAGGCTCATGCCTTTGAAGGTCGCGTCCGTGATGTAACCTGCGGCCGTCACCTGGGCCAGCGTGTCGGTGGTGGTGTATTCCCACAGCTTCCACGCCCCCTCGATCGGGCCGCCCGCAATGTAAGTAAGAGTACCGGTGGTGTATGCCATTGCGAAAATCCTTCGGATTTCAGGCGTCGGGAGTCAGGTGTCAGGAGTCATGCGCCAGGGGTCAGGAATGAGACTGCGCTCCTGATCCCTGTTTCCTGACCCCTGATTCTTGTGACTCCTGATTCCTGTTAGGTGTATTTCGAGCCGTCGTGATTGACCACGACAACGCCGGAGTTCTGGAGCAACGCCGAGCCCATGAAGATCGAGGAACGCGCCCAGTAGTAGGCGTTCTCTTCGTTGTATCCGGCGCGGACATCCATCTCGCCCGTGTTCACCGCGTGACCGACGGCGGAGCGATGGAACGCGAAGCACTGCTCGTTGGCGGTGCCCACGTTCGGAAGGTGCGGGTGGAATATCCAGTTGAAGCCGGCCCAGCGGCGGAAGCGGCGAGCCGGCCCGATCAGGGGCTTGATCTCGACATATTCGGCCTTTTGGAATTCAGGAATCTGCATCAGGTAGGCCCGCATGGCGGGCGAACCGACGAAGAACATGTTGTCTTCCTCGGTGGTGTCGACGTCCTGCAGATCGAGATGCGCCAGCGCGCGTGTTGCTAAGGCGAGGGTCATCACCTGAGCCGAGCCCAGATTGCTCGATGCGCCGGAAAGCACGCCCAGAATGTCCTGGTCGATCTTCCGGTTCAACACTTTGACCGTCGAGCTCTGCATGATGCGACGGCCGTCGCCCTGGCTGGCGAAGATGTTGAATTCGGTGCGCTGGGGCTTGTCGTGCCACTCGACGAGAGTGGCGGGCACTTGGGTGAGGCTGTCGACGCGCGGCGGAATATTGCCGTTGAGGCCGCGCGTGACGGCGGTTGCGCCGCCGGAACCAGCCACCAGGAACATTGCCTGGTTGCCTTTGATCACCGCTTCGGTCGTGCAGACGTTACGCAGCCATGACTGGCCCTGCTCGAACTGGGCGATGAACTCCTGACGGTACTGAATCTGAAATGCTGAGTCGGCCATTGATCGAGTCCTTCATGATCATCGTTATGGTGCCTCCGTTCCGGTTGTCTGCAGGCGCATGATCGGGGTTGGCCGACTTCAGGAAGCTGAAATCAATCGTCGGTGGTCAGGGCTTGGAACGCGTTGACAACTGACCTCTGATTCTTAATTCCTGGAGCCGGCGCCGTCACATGCCCCCGCAGGGCTTTCCATCGGCGGGTGAAATGTGAGCCGTTCGGGGCCGCCGCAGCCGGATCGTGTGAGGTCGAGGAGACTCGCCTTTGTAGACCCGGATGCAGACAGGTTGTCCAATCGTCTCGTGAATGAAGTGATCGTGTCGCCACGATGGGATTGAGTGTGGCGGAGGCACGAGATGTGGAGACATCCGGTCATCTCGTGTGTGCCGTTTCAGGTACGGCGGCAGGTCCTCCCGGCATGAGCATCATCAGGCAGCGGATCAGCCGAAATGCTACGATACCCCCAATTCAAGTTCGGGGCGTTGCGATCATGGATACGCCAAGACTGACGCTGAGAGTGGATTTGGGTCGCGGCCGTGCCTTAGGACCCGGCAAGGTCCGCCTGCTCGAAGCCATTGAGAAGACCGGGTCGATTTCACAGGCGGGCCGAATCCTTGGTATGTCCTACCGGCGTGCCTGGCTTCTGGTCGACGATATGAACAAGTGCTTTCGCGATGAGGTGATAGCCGCGCAGCCGGGTGGCGTTCATGGTGGCGGCGCGATGTTGACTCCGTTTGGGCAGCGATTGGTCGAACGCTACCGCGCGATCGAGGCTGATGCATTGGTCGCGACCCGGAAGCATCTTCACGATCTCGAAGCCGCATTGAAAGGACCAAAGTCGCAGCGCGCCGCAACCTCACTTAAGCGCTCGGTGCGCGCGCCGTCGACGCGACGATAAGCCCGGCCGCCCCGATATCACCCCGCGCGGCCACGCCGTGCCTGCTCGCGCTTGGCGAGCAGCCCGCGATATTCCTGCTGCATGCGGGTGCCGGAATCGCCGGTCCAGTAGCTCTTCCAGAGATCGGAACCGTGTGGCGCGCGCATGTATTTCCCTTCAATCTCGGCAATGCGGCTCTCTATGTTGGATAGGCTGCCGCCGGAGACGTTCGGCAGCATCGCGCTGCTCGGATTGATGGACTTTGCCACCTCCAGGATCGCCTTGTTGAAGGTCGGGTGATTGGCAAGGATCCGGCCGTCCGGCAAACGAGCGGTCAGCAATGCTTCCCTGAAATCCTCCGGGAAGCTCCGATCGAAAAACTGCGCAACGGTGTTGCGGTTGGTCACATAATCATGACCCCATTCGCGCATAAGCTCCGTTGATGCTTCGTGCTTGAAGGCCGCGTCGGCGTGGTCACGTTGGGCAGCCAGCCGGTCCTGCATGTCGAAATACCAACCGACCGCCTGGTTGTATTGATCGGCCGTCCATCGGCCCTTCATGGCCTGGTCCGCAAAAGAAGCGAGCAACGCCGTCTCGGCTTCGCCAGGCACGGTGCCATCCCCAAGCTGCAATCCGTCCACATAGGCGGCGGCGCTTTGCGGCAGGCCATGTTCCGCACGCCAAGCCGCAATCTGCTCCGGCGTAGCATTGTCGGGGGGCGGCTTCATCGCCTTCAGATCGCCTGAGGAGAGTCTGGCGGTGAGTTCTTTGTAGGCCTTGGCAAGTGCCACCGGGCTTTCGAACCGATCGAGCGTTTTGCGGAATGCCTTGTCGTCGCCAGCCAAGTCCTCACGCCAGGATTCCGGAAAGGTCTTGGAAATCGGCTCGAACGCCGGTGCCGCGTTTCTCGGTGTTGGCGCCGTGCTCTTTGCTTGCGGCTCGGCAACTAACGGTGTATCGACGCGCGTGCCCCCCGAAGGCCCGCCTCCAGCTCCCGCCGCAGCGATGCTTCGCAGGCCGCCGCTCGTAAGCTCGTGGGACTGGGAGGCTGCCCCCTTGCTGGTGGAGCCTGCTTCATCCCCGGGCGCCATTGCAAAGTGCGACGTGGGTGCGAAACGGTTGTTCTGCATTGATGACCTCGTCTATTTGCATTTTGGTCGCGCCGGAACCCGTGGCGCGACCGGTGGCTGACACATGGCCGTCGGAACGGCGCGGCGCTCACATGCGTGGGTGGCTGACGAAAGCCATGCTGGTCGGCAGGTTGCGCGTCGTTACATCGCGTTCCGCCTCTTCCTTGCTCAGGATGCCGTCGCGCACCAGCGTTCCGGTCGGCCCGATGATGCACCAGCGTTTGGCTGGACCACGCCATTGGGCGTAATAGCGTCCCCGCGCCTCGATCCGACCGATTGCAACGCCGCCGAGCGGCGCCTTGATCAGTTCGGCAAAGCGGATGAGTTTCGCCGGCACGTGCTCGACCAGATAGAGCAGAGCGAACAGCGTGGATTGCTCGTCTAGCACTTCGACAAGATCGCCGGTGCGCAGCTTCGCTTCGTTCGGACCCCACACCGACACGTCGGTCAGCACGCTATCGTAGGGCGTGCGTTCTCCATCGATCACGACCCGCCACCAGTTACGGGCAAATGCGGCATCCTGCATGGCGCTCTGTGGGATTGGCGGCACCGGCCGCGGCGATTGTGCAGCAACCTCGGTTTCGGCTGCATGTCTCGGTGTCGGCGCGACGACCGATGGGATGGGAGGCGCAGCTTGTGTTTTACGTTTGGGCCGTGTTGCCTCCTGAGTCACTTGAGTCATAAGTATGTCCTGTCGCGCCAGGGAAATAGCGGCCCGCGATCCCGGCGCTTGGGATCGGAGCCGCGTGATCTTGCGATCAGACGGCGAAATGAACGCGCGTTCGCAAACGCGCGGCCGTCGCGCTCCTACGTTGATCCGTCTCCGGCAGTTGACTGCGCCATATGGACGTCGCCCCGCGTGGCCGAGGACGGTGCCGCGCTATCGTCATCCACGCTGTCCATGCCGCCATGCAGGCGCGCCAGTGCGTCGGCGTAGTCCGTGCGCAGTCCGGCGTCGGTCCAGTAACGGCGTTGTCCGTCGCCGCTCGGATCGCGAAGCAATGTCTCGATTTCGTCGATCCGCTGCCGATCCTGGCTTACCTTCTGCGGCGGCCGGACGGTATCTTCCGCCAACGCAAGGCCGTCGAGCCGTTCGCGCGCTTCGAATGCGGCGTCTTGCAGCTCGATATCGCTCCAATAACGTGCCGGATTGCTGCGTAGCAATTCATCGGCGCGCGCAAGAATTGCGCGGTCCTCGTCCGGGCGCAGCGCTTGCATTACGGCCGCAGGGCCGTCGTCGCGGATGGCTCGGCAGAGATCGAGAGCGCCGTCTCTCTGCTCCACCGGCCAGCCTCTGTCGGCGGCGAATTGAGCAAACGCATCAGCGAGTTGCGCTTCATCAGCCGCTGGCCGCGCATGGTCGCGGTACCAGGCAAGAGCGTCCAGAAACTG